GACGAGTCCGCCGTCGCCGCGCGTCTCCGGGCGCGGCGTTATAGTCGATACTCTCGCTCGTCGTCTCGTGCGTTTCGTATTTCGCCGGCGAGTAAATGCCGGGAGGCTTCGCGATGGCCGTAAACTCTAGACTGCCGTCCGCGGCCTCGGTGACGGTCTTGATAACGACGACCTTCTTATCAATGCCGAGGCAGCGATCCGTGAGCGTCACAAGATCGCCCGGCTCCAATCTGCAATGCGCCCACGCTGTCTTAAACGTATAGGCATTTCGGCTGTAAAGGTTCCGAAGCGCTTGCTGCTGGGCGATAAGCTGCGCCCGTGCCTTGGTATAGACCCAAGGGGCGCTCAGCGTACTCGCGGCGCGCAGCCCTCGTTTCGCAACATCGGAAGTGATCTCGAAAGATACCGTCTCCTTCTCATACCCGTTCGCCCGATTGATGAACTCAACCGTAGCCTGATTATAGGCCTCGCTATTGTCCTTCCGTTCAAAGCGCACAAGCGTCCCGTCCGTCTGCGGGATGAAGTCGTCGGCTGTGAGGTCGTACTGCACATCCTTGTTTGCCTTCCAGCTCCCGACGTCGCCGTCGGCGAGCGGTACAAGCTTGAGCTTATTCTGCGACCAAAAGCCGTATGTGTTCGTCAGCGTGCATATCGTCTCGACGATACTCTGCACATTGCCGCGCGACGTGTCGTCGGGCGGCGTGGAGAAGAGCAGGTCGGCAGCGGCGCAGTAACGCCTAAAGTTATCGAGCGCGTCAAGGTCGATACTGTACTCGTTGAATCCGACGCCGTCATTATGATCAGCGAGGATGTGCAAAAGCAGATCGGCGGGATTCACGTCGACGCCGTCGCCGCTTCCCGCGATCGGATTCTTCACTTCGAAGTTATAGACCGGCAGACTGCCGCTGTTGCCGAGATCCACGACGCCCGCGAGATACGCCAGCCCGCTATACGGGAGCGCTCTTTCGGGATGCTTGCCCTTCATATACGACCACGGCTCTTGACCGTTGCGGCCGTCAAAGAGCGATAGGCCGAGGCCTTCGCCGGGATAGTTTAGTACCTCTTTGTTGCGCCATACTTTACCGATCCCCTGAATCGGTCCGGCGCAGAGAGCGATCGCAACGGCAACGGTATATGTGTAATCGATACTGACGGACTTCACGCCGCCGCCTTTTCCGCTCCTCTGCGTGTGGCGGTGCTCGTATGCCGTAAAATCAGTATAGTCGATGATGTTGCCGCTGATACGCGTCGTGCCGAGCACCTGCGGTACCGTTGCCCCGTATGTCGCCGAGTTGATTTGAAAGTCGGATATCTTGTCCGCCCTTGAGGTGATTGTCGTCTTGCCGAAAATCCCGCTCATGTCTTAAACCTCCATATGCCGGCGAGACGGCTGCGTCCTCGCCCGTCGAGAAGAAGCGCCTCGTCATTGTTGGACAGGATAACGCCGAGCCGTACGTAGGCGTGGATCACGCGCGGCCACGCGTCGACGATCGCACCGTGACTGATGCACCGTCCGAATTTATAGAGCGCGAAGTCTCCGGGCTGCGGCTCCCCCGTCACCGGTTCGCAGTACCGCTCGATAAATGCAAGGTACTTTTCCTCGCTCCGATGCAAGTGCCATTCCTGCGAATACGTGCCTGTCTGTATCGCGCCGCGCGGTATCAGCCCCGCATCTTCCACGGCCGCGATCAACAGCTGACCGCAGTCAACGCCGACGCCTTTCACCTTTGCGCATCCTTCGTACGGCGTGCCGAGCCATGTGTACGCGGCATCGCGTATCTTTTCACCTGCTGTCATAAGACGCTCTCTTTCTTCGGCACGTACGGCGTTGCGCAGTTCCGCGCCCAGTTGTCAAACTTCTGCCGGCAGGTCTCGGGCTGCTTGTCACAGCCCGGATAAATTTTCATGCGGTCGCCCGCCGCGGGGATCGCTTCCGCCGGTACAAGGATTTCTATGCGGCGTCCGTCATAGCTCTTCTTGATCGGAGACACCTGCCCTGCAAGCGCGCCGGTCAACCACTCGACACCGCCCATATCGTAGTACCCGGCCGCGAAGTCTACACTGACCGTGAACATGACGTCGCTTTCTACCGTCTGCACGACCGCGTCTTTTCGATACTTTTTGATGTCGACGCCGCAACGCGCGCCATAAAGCGAGTACGGGCAGGACGGATAGAACTTGCGTGTCGGCCATGCAACATTGAGTTTCTGCACCTCGCTCTTGACCCAAAGCTGCAGCGTCAGCCCGCCGCCCTGACGGATCTCGATACTCCCCGTAAACAGCGGAACCGTACCGATTATCGCGTTATCATCACCAAAGAACGCCCTCTTGAGCGTGAGCTCTCCGCCGTCAAGGCCGCCGTTATGCGCGATCTGCATCAACGGTTCGGTGTGGAGCTTATCGACGTCCGTGACGTACATCGTCACGTCAAGCTTGTCAACCGACATGCTCGACTGCAGCTTGATTTGATTTCGCATGAAGATAGGACCGTCATGACGGAACATATGATTGTCGGCGATAACGTCGATATCAAAGTCGGTATAGTAAAGCCGCTCACCGTTCGCGAGCACGAACTCGTATAGATCGCACGAGACGTACCGCTGTCTTTCGTTCAGGTATTTCTGTAGAGTTTCATTGACTTCTTTCATCGCACCGTCACCAGCTTCATTGACTTCGATCTCCATATGTTGTCGAGGACAACCTCAATCGTGAACTTATCGTCGGCGAGGCGTACACGCCAATAGTAACCGTAGGACGCCGTCACCTTCGCACCATTCGGCGGCGCAGCCGCAAGCGTGATGATGCCGTTGTCGTCTGCCGTTGCCTCGACCTTCACATCGTCGACTTTAACCTCGAGCGTATCAGGCTTTAGGTCGAGGACAGGCTCCGCCCACGCACCGAACCGCCTCAGCGCTTGGTACTTCGCTTTGGCTCCTGTGCCAATGCCGAGCTGTATGTCATGCTCCGCGTTGTGCTCGGGATCCGGCCATAGAAAGGGCTCGTACCTGCCGCGCAGGCTTGCGAAGAATCCGTAGAGTAAATCGCCCGCCTCGGGCGTCAAAATAGAGTAGCTTGTCTCGATCGTCCAACGCGGATATGCCCAATTCGTCAAGACGCGTTCTTTGCCGCTGCCGGCTTCCTTCACCGTCGTTGACCATGCCTGCGCCTTCGTAGACTTCCACGCGATGCCATCAGTCACCGGCAGCACCTTTAATTTCATGCGAACGCGCCTCCTCCCATGCTGAACTCTCTCGCGCTGTCGGCAAGGTAGCGCTTCAACTCCACGCCGCCGCCCGTCTGCAGCCAGTGAGAAAAACTGCCGGCATCCATCGCGCTGACCTGCAGCGTTACGTTGCCGCCAATCCCTTGCCCTGCGATCCCCTTTGCGATCTCGCCGAACGTATTATCATTGAGCGGCAGGACAGCCTCGGGGTGCTTGCCCTCACCGATGAGCGCCAGTGTCGGACCGTAGGCATAGCCGCCCTCTGCCATCGCGCGGAACGGCGACGCGACGCCGAAGCCCGTAAACGATCCGCCGGCAAACGGGATGCCTGTTCCCGTACCACCGAGGCCGCCGAAACTTCCGAAACCACCTGTAACGATCATCTTCGGAATTGCCGCGGCCCACCATGCGGCCGTCAGTGCCGCCGCCTGTGCGGCACTTGTCGCTGTCTCCTGTGCTCGCTGCTTTTGGGAAAATGCCGCCGCGATCGCCTGCTGAATACGCCACTGAATATACATCTGGATCATCTGCTTGATGACACCGCCGAGGGCATCGCCAAGCGACTTTGTCCCCATAATGAAGTCCGTAATGGACTTGCTGAAGTTCTGCCGAAACTGTTCCATGATCTGAAGGGAGAACGCGCTGTAGCTTTCCTCCGCCGCCATACGCCAGTCATGATACTGCTGCATGGCCGCTTGCCTCTCTTCAAGGTTTGCCATAAACGCGACATTCTCATCGGAGAGCGCCGCCTGATAACGCTGTACGTCCCCTTCATCCATCGCTGCGCGCATCTCCGCTTCGATCGCTCTTGCGCGCGTGCTGTTCGCGAGCATCGTTTTATTGGCATCTTCTTCGATCAAGGTACGGCGCTTTGCGACCTCTTCCGCGGCGGCAGCCTCTGCTTCCTGCCGTTCGAGCAGATACCGCTCAGCTTCCGCAAGGATCGCCGCGTCGCCCGTCTTCTCGGCATCGGTTTTAATCTTTACCGCCTCTTCAACGGATTTGCGGTACTGCTTGAGGAAGTCGTCAAGGCTCTGCTCACGACGAATCCGTTCCTCTTCGATCTGGCTATAGACTGCCTGCGCCCCATCAAGCATACCAACTGAGAGCTGTCGCCCCGCGTTCGCGAAGTTATCCGCGAGTTCGCCGGAGGCTTCGGTCGCCCGTTTGATGTCGTCCGTGATTTGCTCGATTTCGCGTTGTAGGCGTTCTGCCTCAGCTTTAGCCTTGCGTGCTTCAGCCTCCGCTTTACTCTCGCCGCCGTGTTTCCCGCCGCCTCCGCCCGATGGAAGATTGATTTCAGGCGTTGCCGACGCCGCTTCAGCCTCAGCGCGCGCCCGTTCCTCCGCTTCGCGCGCTCGAGCTTCCGCTTCTTCGGATGCTCTCTGTGCCTCCTCCTCGGCCTTTCTTTTGCGGATTTCATCGAGCTTTTCCTTATTCACTGTTACGGAATCAATACCCTCGGGATCATACTCAAGGGCATCAACCCCGCCCTCTTTCCACGCCTCATATTTGCTGTATGCTCCGTAGGCAATTGCCGCTGCCCCGAGAGCGATAGCCCCGGCCGCCGCGATCTTCGCCGCTATCGCAGCGCTACGCATTGCGTTGAGTGCTGCGATAACGTCCCGTATCCCGGTAATCAGTGGTCCAAAAGTAAATATCAATGCGCGGATCCCGAGCCCCAGCCCGCCTATCGCCGCAGCCGTTTCCATCGCGGTGATCATTGTCTGTTTCTCTTCATCGGTCATGTCGCCGATTTTCCCCGCGACTTCCTGCGCATAGTTCGCGAGCTTCTGCAGCTCCGGCAACAGCAGCTTTCCAACCTGCACCCCGACTCCGATCATCGCGGCTTTCGCCTCGTTGATCTGAAAGGTCATATCCTCCCACGCCTGTGTCGTCTCATGATCAAGCACGAGCCCCGCGGCGCGGGCGCGCTGCGTCATTCCGTTTAGCTGTTCCTGCGTGAGGTTCAGCAAGTCATTCAGCCTTGCGCCTCCACGCCCGAAGATCTCCATCTCCATTGACGTCTTGGCAACGCCGTTCGCCATCTCGCGATGACGCTTCGCGACGTTGGCCAATATGTCTTGTGCTGAGAGCAACTTGCCGTTCGCGTCGGTAATTGTGATGCCGTACTTCGTGAAGATATCAGTCGACTGCTCGCCTGCCTCGTTTGCCTTCACAATCGACTGGTATGCCGTGACCGAGTTCTTCGACATCTTAGACAGGCTGTCCCCTGCATCGGACATACTGAGCCCGACTGCCTGCGTAACATAGAGCAGCTCGGAACAGCTTTCGGCAGACATGTTCGTCTTATCCTCGAGATCGTTGACCGCCTCCGCCCAAGACTTGGTCGCCGCGATCGCGCCGCCGACCGCCGCAACCGACATACCGCCGATACCGACCATCATATTGCTGATGCCCTTCAAGGATTCCTGAAAGACCTCAACTTCCGTCTTCGCTTTCTTGAGCCCTTTGGCCATGTCGGAGCTGTCCGCACCAAGCTGTACGATGAGCTCTGCAATCTTCAATCCGTTTCTCCTCCTCTCTGCCGTCTATCCATCGCCATAAAATATGCTCTGTCCTTTGCCAGCTCCGCCTCCGAGATCTCCCGCCGCGGCGCAAGCGGCTTATAGATCACGTCGGGCGGGATCGCCTTTTTGACGTGCGGCGCGATAATCCAGCTCACGAAATACGATCGCTCCTGCTGCTCGATCTGACGCCGCAGTCGATACCCATCAACGAGATCGTAGAACTCGCTCGGGGTGAGCGCATAGAACGTATCCGGCATCAGCGCGAGCGGTCCATACGCGATCGGCTTTGCCGCATCAATCCAGCCAGCAAAGGACGTTATTTTTTTCCGCCGTCCTCGCTCGTGACGGGCTTCTCCTGCTTGCCGTAGATGCCGGACTTATAGAGCGCCATAACGATAGCGCCGATGATCGCGATCAGACTTCCGCCCTCATCGATGCACTCCTGCACCTTATCGCGGATCGTCTTATCGTCGAGTTCCGGATGGCAGTGTTTATATGCGATCGGCAGGGCCTTAAATACAAACATCGCTCCAAAGTCGTCGTCGCCCATCAGTTTGAATACGCTTTTTCCCGTCGCCATCTCGAGCGTCTCGATGTCGGCGATCGTGAATTTCAAGTAGTCTGTATCGTCTCCGAAGTATGGGAATTTAACTTTCATTGACCTGTCT